GTTTTTTTATGTTTTTTATTAGACAACAATGACCCCCTTTGACACCCCCTAGCTTATCCTTTTTTATGTTTTTTATTAGACAACAATGACCCCCTTTGACACCCCCTAGCTTATCCTTTTTTATGTTTTTTATTAGACAACAATGACTTAAAAAAATAATATATACAGTATAGTATTGAAATTTTCTTGATTTGTTTTTTCATTTCAATTTATTTGTTTCTATATATGATCTCTTTTTGGGACCATATATTGAAATATAAAAATTAATATAAATAAATAATAATGGCTGAATTAACTTATGGGCAACAATATTATCTTAAAAATAGAGATAGGTTATTGATATATTTGAAAGAGAGAATACAATGTAAAGAATGCGGAACAGTATGTATGCGTATAAATATGTCTAATCATCGAAAATCCGCTAAACACATTAAGCATAAAGAATATTTAGAGGATCTTGCAAGAGCGGAAATGACACTTGTGCTAGACTTCGATTAAGCATAAAGAATATTTAGAGGATCTTGCAAGAGCGGAAATCCGCTAAACACATTAAGCATAAAGAATATTTAGAGGATCTTGCAAGAGCGGAAATGACACTTGTGCTAGACTTCGATTAATAGATGTCATGTGTCAGTTTTAGGTACAGCCTCGACTAAAACAATTATATAATAGGATGCAAAGAAGAACTCTCAATAGACCAATATATTAAGAATAATTTAGTTACTTTTTTAATTTACTTTTTATGTGATCCAAGGACACGTTTTTATTTAAATAAAAATATTTATACTGTAACGTAAACTTTTTAAACCCGTCAAAAACACGGGCACAAAAAATCCACATCCAGAAATCATTGAAGTATTGTTAGGGGTGGTAGTATATCAATCTTCAAAACCCCGTGGAGTTAAGCCCACTTTACTAATGCGTTCTTAATATAGAAATATAATATTGTGTAATTATGGGTATAGGTAATATGCACTTTAATTTGATGGCATTACAAAAAAGGCTTATTATCTATCCCATAGTAGCATTGTTAATATAGTGGTAGTATATCAGTCTTCCAAACTGAGAGCAAGGGTTCGATTCCCTTACAATGCATTTAATAGGTTATTTAAGTCCAAATTGGATTCAAATAATCTAATTATTATAATAAATTTTTAAAATGATTTAAGGTTTCTTCATAACCTTTATTTCCAGGCTGATATTCAATAGCAATACGTAATTTTTTTAATTTCCTTATATATTTTTTTGAGTAGTCTACAATTTTCAATTTGCGAAAAATTTGTAGAAGAAGACTCTGAATATTCTACTTTGATTAGTGTGCCTATCTGATCACATAAAATTTCTACACGATCCCAATTCTCTATTTTTTTATTGAAATAAATATTAATATGATAATGAAAAGGATTAAGAACACCTGCTAAAAAATTAAATTTTTTAGTAAATCCAACTTCTATTAAAATATAATCTTCATATACATAAGTTTTTGGGATTATCAAATATTTTTCATCTATATTACCATAATCAATAGAAGAAGATTCTTTAGATATATATGTTATATTATCACCTTCTCTTTCTAATTCTATTATTGGATTAGACCTATTAAGTGTATATAGAATGAAATAAGATTTTGTACAATAATATCTCATTTCTTCTTTAAATTTTTTAATTAAATCCTTGGTATTGTTTTCTTTTGTATTGTAAGCCAAACCTGAAGAGTCCCTTGGAGTCCTTTGGACACGCATATGACATGCACGTGACATCATAATATTTATCTATAAATATTATGATTTTATATAATCGCATCTATATTTTGATGTAAGCCCAATTTGTTTGCCAAACATTTGTAAAAATAAATTATGATACGTATAATTCAACTACTGAACTACCTGGATTTGTGCCTGTTCCACTCCAAGTTACTCCTATTGCTGTACCTGCAACTACGATTATTGGTGTAAAAGTAACAACACCTTTTAATGCAGTTGGACATGTAAAAGATCCTAATACTACAGCTGGAGCACCAGTTCCAACAATATTAAAAACCGTTGATGTTGTATTTGAAATAGTAAAATATGTGGCTTTACTTATTGTTACAGTTCCTGGTGTAACGAAAGAATTAGCTAAAGTAGTTGCGGTAGAAGTAGGTAGAGAAATTGCTTGACCATCTAAATATGAAAATAATACACCAGCTGAAACACTAGCAGCAGCGCAACCAAAAGTGCCTAACCATTGATTTTGTATTTTATTTTGATTATTTATGACTACTGGTCCGTTAAGAGTGGCTAAACTGGCCACTTGTAAAGTATTTAAAGATGAAAATCCCTCCACAAGTAATTCACCTCCAACTGTTAAATTTGTGGTAACTGTTAGATTATCGACTGTTGCAGTATCAATAGTAATATTATTTGCAGTTAATGTTCCGTCAATAATCGCATTATTACATTCAATATTTAAATAAGGTTTGACAACTTGACTCGTTAATTGTTGTAATGACATCTATATTATTAATTAATAAAATTAATACATACATACATAGTTCCAAGTGTATGTTCCATTTGGTAATGCAGTACTACCAACTGACATAACAAACGTTGTACTGGTAGTAGATGAAATATAAACAACTGCATTTCCGCTTAAAGAAGCTGTAGATGCACTAGCTGGAGATAAAACAACATGAGGAGAGATTGATCCACCCCAAGCATTAACAAACGTAATTGTTGCAACTACCGAGCTAGCTGTGCCAGTTGAGACAGTTTCAATTTGTATATTACCTGACATATCAGAGCCAGATACAACAGCAGCAAAAATTGGAGTTCCACATCCTGGTCCAGTTGCAAGACTAGGTTGACCTGATTTATAAACTATATGCCCAACTGTATCTGTTAATCCAGTTCCATTAACAGCAAGAGCACTATTCAATTGAAGGAAAGAACCAGCACTTTGTATTTCTAATCCAGTTGCCGGTACTTCTTTAATATTTGAATTAGCTCCCCCAAATATTATTTTTCCATTAAAATCATTAGCTGTGTCTCCTATTTCAAATACTAATCGTTGTGAAGCTGAACTTCCCATAGTCATTAAAGTTTGATCTGAAGCTCCAGCAGCTACACTAAAATTTATAGGATTTGCTCCCATTTGAACAGTATTTGTAAAAGTAGGCTGGCCTCCATTAGCAATAGTTAGAAAACTATTTCCAACTGAATCATCATATGATGCGCTTTCAATAACTGGAGCTATCACATTTCCAGTAGCATTTATTGTACCTACTCCAATAGTTCCTACATTAGTCATATTAAGTCCTCCTGCATTATTTCCATTAGTCAATACAACTGATAGTGTTTCACCTGTAGGAATTGATCCATCTACATAACTTTTTGTAGCTAAATCCTGAGGATTGACTGGATTAAGTCCATTAATAATGTAATTACTATTTGCATTTAAAGTATTTGTTAAAGTTGGTTGGCCACCATTGGCAATAGTTAAAAAAGGATTTCCTAATCTATCATTATACGAATTTGCATTTACTGCTGGACTTATTAAACTAGTTCCAGTAGTAATAGAACCAGTAGCTATTATTGTACCACTAGATGAAATACTACCACCAAGAATAGAACCTGCTGCAGTTACGCTAGTAGTTCCCAAATTTCCTAAGTTTACAATATTTAATCCACCAGCATTATTACCATTTGTCAATACATCTGTCAAATTTTCACCTGTAGGAGCTGATCCATCTACATATGATTTGATTACATAGTCTGTTGGATTAACTGGAGTAATACCATTTGTAATAATGTGACTATTGGCATTTAGAGTATTTGTAAGAGTTGGTTGTCCTCCATTAGTAATAGTAAGAAAACTATTTCCAACTCCATCATCATATGAACCTGCTTGAATCACTGGAGCAGTAATTACAGCTGCGGTAATATCCGTAGTAGTAGATAATGAATTACACATAATAGTTCCAATATTTGTCATATTAAGACCACCTCCATTATTACCATTTGTCAATACGTCAGTCAAATTTTCTCCTGTAGGAGCTGAAGAATCGACATATGCCTTGGTGGCAGCGTCAGTCGCTAATGTTGGTGTAGCTAAATTGATAATTTTATTATCATTCATATTAATTTGATTAGCTCCAGCACTATTTCCATTTATTAAAATCTGTGTAAGATTTCCAACACCTGGAATATTACCATCAACATATGCCTTTGTAGTAGCCTGATTATTAAGTATAATTGGCCCATCTAATAATAAAGTATTCATTCGGCCATTTAAATATGGCTTAGATTGTGTTATATTTGTTAATATCTCTAGACTCATTATATTAATTAATAAGATAATAAGTTTAGTTAGCATACAAATTAATTTGTACAGCTGTTGGTGATGGACCCGAAGCATAAGCAATAGCTAGTTGATTTCCAAGTGGAACTACAATAGGAGGATCAAAAGTAATAGAACCTGATCCACCACCACCAGACAGAAACGTTATTGATGCAACAATAGTAGATCCATCCCTAATTGTAAATTGAGTAGCAATACCAGCTCCAGTTGCTAAATATGTTACTTTTCCGATAGGAACTCCATTTGAATATAATGAATTATAGGGAGTTGCAGTACTAGTTACAGTAGTTCCTGCATTACCATATAAATTTACATATTGATTTGCTGTTAATCCAGCACCAAAATAAATATAGCTAGCAATTAGATTATTTGTCAAAGTAGTTAGTGTAGTTGTACCTTCAACAGTGAGATTTCCAGTTATATTAAAATTTCCATCACACTGACCATTTTCGAATTCAATATCTAGATAAGGTTTGACAGTCTGACTAGTTAATTGTTGTAATGACATCTATATTATTACTTAATATAAATTAAATTATTTATTTCTTTTTTTTCTTACTCTTCGATCCCTTTTTCTTTGGTTTTTTCTTTAGTCGCTTTTTAGCTTCTTTTTCTTCTTCTTCCATAGCCATAACTATTTTCTTCTGAGCCTCAAATTGTTTAACTAAATTTTGTCCTCTTTTTAATGCTGTAGCATATTTTTTTTCTGCTTGTCTAATTTTAGCTGGCTTTGCATTATCATCATCTATAGTTATTTTTAATGTTTTCATTTCATTTATTTTTATTCTCATTAGATCCCTAAGTTTCAACATTTTAAGTTTTTCCTTATTAAGATCTGAAGTTGTCCCTTTTGCAGTTTTTAATAATTTAGGTTTAATAGCAACTAAACCATAATATCTTATCTGATTGTGTTGGACACAATACTCTGGGGTAGCACGTACCATTCCTTTAGGAACATCTTTGACTCCACAATACATACGTAGTTCTTTATCATTCTTTTTCTGTTTAGCCATATTATATTACTAAGGAAGAATTTTTATGGCCCTTCATAGCCATGAGAATATGCCGCTCTTGCTTGGGCAAGAGCGGCTCTATAAGCTTTTTCTTCTTGTACATGATTTCCTTGTATGAAAAAATATTTATGTCCATGGTTACCCCATTGATAATAATACATATCTTTAATACCCCGTGGGGCTAAGCCTACTTTTCTTCTATTAATTGGCATTTATACTACTAGGAGAGAGGATTTATGGGATTATCATAAGGTCTGCGTACTATGTCTGAATATTTTAGTTCAGGAGGTAACATATCTCTTGGTGGAGGATTTATTTTATACTTATTCATTTGTTTTATGGTTAAATAATTAATAATTGGAGTAATCATTTTCTTTAAAATTTTTAAATTATTTATAGTATATTCTTTAGCTGTTTCTTTATTTTTAGTTCCTATGAATTTTCCCGAACATATTTTTACTTGTTCATTTATAATATCTGTGGCATCTTGATTTAATTCTGTAACACTAGCTATTCTTGTACACATTTCATCTATTTGATTATCTATTATTTTCATAGGAGGATTAGATTTTCTATTTAATATTAATAATATAGAATCAATTTCACTTTTTATTTGATATAACATTGATGCATTAGATTGTAATATTGGAATAGTAGCTCTTAATATTTCATCATTTCCTTCCTGTGCGGCTAATGAATACATTCTTTTTACAGATTTTAATGGTGAATAATACATATTACTGTAATACCATTTTTCAATTTCTGGTAATAATCCTCTTTTTAAACCTTCAATTTTTTTTTCATTTGAAAAATTTTTCAAATCTATATTTTTTAAAATATATGGACCTGAAAATTTTGTAGCTGTTAATCCAGGTTTTATAATTTCTATTGTTTCTTGAATTTCTTTTTCAATTTTAATTGATTCTTTTTGAGGTATTAAGATAAACATAAAAAAATTTGTTACTTCTAAAAATTTACCATTAATTAATGTAATTATGTCTATTTTAACAAAAGTTTTATGACGTAATGCTTTAGATAGAGGCATTATAACATTACCGGGTAATATTTTTTTCCCTGCAAGAATTTCTTTTTCATTCCATCGTAATACTGTATGTTCTCTAAATATATATTTTAGTATATCATAATCATTATCTGCTTGTTGTATTACAGGTCCCCTACTTATAATTTCAATTATTATTTCCCATTCATCAATATTTAGTAATCCTTGTTTATGTAGATCTGTTGTTATTTCAAATAAATCTTCTGATAGTTTTAATGTTCCTTCTATCATTGTTCCAATATTTACATCAAATCGATTATCTAAACCAGCTTTAAAATCTGTCATATAAGAATATTTAGTAGATTGTATTTTCTTCACTGTTTTTTTAATATCTTTTACGAATTCTTCATAGAGTTTTTTAATAGTGCCATGTTTAACATATCCTTGATTAGTATCCACATCACCAGGATACTTCATACTACGCCTTGCATATGTACCAAATAGATAATTATTAAATATTTTATCTGTATCTAATAAAAAGACTTTTTCACTAGTAGAACGTGGTACATCATCTTCACCTTTTAACTCAATAAAAGGTCGAATAGAATTAGGATTAGAATATGCATTAAACCATTTAGGTTTTTTACCGTCATTTAATAAAAATTTAGTATTGTTTACCCTATGATAAAAATCATTATAATCAGATTCAGACATGTAAATATAATATTTAATCAGATATTATATTTATAAGTAATCATTAAGCCAATCTGGTTCAGTATCTCTATTTAAAATTGTCATTATATTTCTACCTTCTGCCGTAGCTTTTGATTTTCTAGTACGTGGACCACAAGGTTTTTTATTAATTTTAGATACCATTTTAGCAGCCTGTCCTAGTGTACATTTATGTTTTTTCATATATTTTGCAACTTCCTTATTAAATTTAGATGGTTTTTTCTTACCCATTCCATAATTACCCGCCATATTAGGCTCCATTCCTTGATATTTCATTCCTCCTACAGTAACTCCTTTACCCCTTGGTTTTCTTTTTCTTCCTCCTACAGGAACTCCTTTACCCCTTGGTTTTCTTTTTGATTTTGATCCTTTCCTTTTGCTTTTAGATACCATTTTTGATGCTATTGCAAGTGAAACTTTATGTTTTTTCATATATGCTTTTACAGCTATATTGAAAGCTGATGGTTTTCTTTTCTTTCTTCTTCTAACCAAAACTCCAGCTGATCCTACACCCATCCCCTCAAGATCTAAATTCATTCCTTTATGATACCCCATCCCCATATTTGCTTTCTGTTGCAAAATACTTCTAAGACGAATCTGATCTAATGGTTGATTCCATATATTATCAGTATGAGCCTGATAAATACGTCGTAATTCATTTAATTTTTGCACGTCCATAGGATTCATAATATATAATTTAATTAGATTTAAATTATACACTATATCAAATTCTAATATACACGGGACATTAATTTCTTTCTACCAGCTCTTACTCCTCCCATCCGTTGTATTGGTATTAGATCTCCACCTTCACCTTCATCTTCACCTTCACCATATCCCATATGTTTAATTAATTTTGAAGATACTTTAGCTACTGGATTAGGAATAAATGATAATCCAGTTGATACTAATTTAGATTTTTTCAAAAAATTATTAATTCTCTTTCCCAATCCAGATAATCCTGAAAATATATTACCTGATCCTTGAACATCATTTGCATCATGATAAGATATACTTGGATGTTTAGATGCATTAAGAATATCATTACTAGTAAGTACACCAACATTGTAAAGTGCCTGAGATAATTGTGGTATTGAAAATGTACCTTCATTGACGACTACTATATATAGGGTTGGTGTCACGGCAAAGTTATTGAGGTTTCGGGCAGTACCTGTGATACTGAGATTATATGAGGCAACATTCTTTCCACTCGCATCTAGGGAATTGAGACCAAAATCTAAAGCCGGTTGAAAGCAAAGTATGGAACCAGGACCTGATACTCCTCCTATAGGAGATCCTGTAATAAATGGTGCACCTATTGGCTGAACACGATCTCCAGACCATTGCATCCAATCCATCTGAAGTCCATTCTGAACTGAAATATCATATAATTGTGCTCTACTAGCACTTGAAACTAGATTAGATTGATTTCCAAATTGCACATTCAAAGGTGATTGTATTTGAAAGAATGTATCGGTGTTTTGACATGATGAGTATAAATCTTGATTTCTCATTCGAACAAATGCATAAATACGTCTAGGTATACTTGTAATTTGAACATTATTAGATGTAAATTGCCAAAGATCTAAATTACCAGGTGTACCATATGCTGCAATAGAATTAGAACTATCAGTACTGTAGCGAATTACGTCCATATATGGGTATACTATTGGAAGACTACGAGGAATTACAGTTACTTCATTTAATGTAATAAATTGGAAAAGTGCTAAAGGCTGATTTTCAGCATAACTAAAAGCAGGATTAAAGGCATTAAATTGAACAGCTGTATTTGTGATTGTAGCTCCACCAGATGGATCATGAGACCACCATCTAGCAGATGTATTTAAAAAGTTAACTTCAATATCAAAAGTACTAACATTATAGAATCCTTGATCTTCTCCCTTTCCAAAATAGCAAGGTGATACCATTAATGGTTCTGTGGTTACATAGTCTACTACGGCAACTACAGGCACATCTGGGCCTGCTCCAACAGGGTTAGTAACAATTGTAAAAGGAAATGAACCTCTAGCCTGACCTGTTTGTGTACCATCAGGTTGAGCATCATATTGACTCAAAGGTGATCTTACACTACCTGTTAAATCTGCATATTGTTGGCTCTGATCTGGATATGAAGGTGCTTTAGAATAATCTTTCTTCAATAAATCAGTATCAGTTTGATATCTTAAAAGAGCAGAAGCAATATCTCCAATTTGAATAGACGAAGCTTGCCCATTAATTGTGACTTTTTGATTATCACAAGATTGTGTAAATGGCATGAATCTAGGAGCATCATAACCAGGTAATAAAAGGGGTACTCCAATAGTTTGTGTTCCAGTTAGAGTTACTCGTACTGGTGTTTGAATATATACTTTTCTATCAATTACAGTTGATTGACCTGCTGGAGGAGTGCAAGTAAAAGTTATACCACTGTTAGATATTGAATTTGTGGTAAACGGTCTAAAATTTATATATGAACCTGATCTGAGAACAGCATAAGCATGTTCCCTAAAATCAGTTCTTGGATCCATGACCTGAATAGCTCTTAATGGTTGATAGTTGAGACTCATAATAATATAATTTAAGATAATAAATTATATTATTTACATTTTGATATTTAAATTCCCTTGTTTATACAATTTTTTATTAAAAAATCCTAACTTCATACTTGCTTGCTGTCCTTGTAAGATAACTAATGGATATAAATTACCAAGTTTATCTTGCCATAATATTGTAATGTCAATTGTTACTATCGGATTATCACTGATTAAATCTATTAATCTATATTGACTAGTTGGATTATAATATGCTATACTTCTGTCATCATAGCCTAAATCTAAATTAGGAACAAAATCACTGATTATTGATTTGAAATTACTTTGCCCTGATTGTATACCGTTTCCAGTAATAAATGGAATTCCTTCAGCTCGTACATTTAATGAATTTGATGTTATGACTAAAGATCTTAAAGAAGACCAATAAACACTACCTGCAAAATCTTGGGTTACACGAATATATGTGGGTTCTGCTCCTGGTTCAATAGGAGGAGCTGGAAAAAAAGCATTATCTCCAGTATATTCAATCACAAAACCTAATAGAATTGTTCCTGGTAGTGGAACTAAAATTTTAGAAGTTAACCTAAATCCTATAAAATAACTGGTTAATTGATTATTAATTACAATTTGAGCTTCAGTTGGCCCTGTAATACCCCAATTAATACTACATATTAATGAGAATAAATTTGTAGATGGTGTATAAACAAAAAATGGTGCTGCTTGTCCTCCTACTACTTGAGGAGCTAATGGATTAGCTCCCTTAAAAGCTGTAAATGCATTAAATAAAGCTAAATTAACAGCATCTATTAAATTTTGGAAAGAATAAACATAATAATACTGAGTAATTATTTGAGCATTAGGATTATTTTGGATTGGAATAGGTTCCATATTATCTGGAACATATTGTATTGTTTGCGAATAACTTACACCCTGATATTGAATAGCTATTGTAAATGGTGTTGTATTAGAATTAGGAGGAACTGGTCCCGTATTATTAGTAAAAGGAATAACTGGCATTATGAAAATTGGGATAGAGCTCAATGGAATAGTAAATCTTATAACTGAAAGATAATAATCACTTGCTTTATTTACTATTGGTGTTGTTTTAGCTTCCGAATAAGTTGCGGGTGTAACTAATAAGTTAGGATTACTATTAAATACTACATTTAAATATACATTATCAGTTTCTCTTGTGATAGACATAATAATATATATTTAGATTATTAATTATTAATATACATCGTTAATAAAGTTGCTATTTCATCACTGTCTGGCCTTAAAAATATTTTTGCGAATTTATTTAATGATATATTTCTACATGCCAATCTTAAAGCAACCCATCTTCCACATGTTTTTACTCCGTCTTTTAAATGTTGAAAAGGGTAATTATTATAAGATAACTCATAAGGGGATTTTATCATTAATTTAGTTAAATATGTATGATCTTGATGACTTTTTTTTCTGTAATTTTTATTAATATATTGTAATTGTTCATCTATTATTGATCCATAAGGATCAAAGAATTCAATTAAATTATTAGTGCGTTTAAATATACAACACCAATGACCATAATTAGGCCGCGCACAAAAGAGAATTATGGCTGCTCCATATGGGTTTAACATTTGATCTAATGATTTATAGTGGTGAATATCTGGATATAGTATTAAATTAGCTTTATGATCTATTAAATCTAATAAATTTTGATCTGATAATGCCATATTTATATATTTTTTGAGGCTCATAATATAGTTAACTAATATTATAAAACTGCTGCAAGATGTTCGCTTAAAATATATTGAGGAGCTGTTTTATTTATCATAACCCATCTTGATTTAAGATTTAATAGTCCTAATATTTGTTTATTGGATAAACCGAAATAATGATGTAATGCATATTTAATTTGATAAGCAGATCCAGATTTAGGAAAGATTATAATTGCATGACATTCATTTAATATTGTGCGTGAGTCTTTTTTCTCATTCATATTAATTAAATGGGATGTAATAATTGTATAAATATTTTGATGACGACCTACTTCTAATATATCATTCATAACTTTACTAACAGTTTGCTTTAATTTCGTATCTTGAATAGTATTACAATCATCAAATAATACTAAACAATTAAATAATTCAGTCTCAATATCTATTGGTTCATCAATCAAAGATTGATCTATTAAAATTCTCCTAATTTTCAAATGTTTTAAATCAAGTGCCGGATCATGTTTTAGTCTAGAAAATACAAAAATAGGGTTCTTAGGAAATATTTTTTTGTATTCTTCTAAATATTTAACTGCTATGGTAGTTTTCCCAGAGCCAGAGGGGCCAGCTATATACAAAACTTCTCTAGTAAATATATTTGGAATTATTTCACATCTATCAAATGTTAAAGCTTTGCTTCCCTTTTCAGTATCAGAAATTTTTAAAATTTGTGTTTTTTTGCCATCATGAATACGAGCTATTGGGCGAGCATTCTCTTTTTTTGAAAATGTTAACATGTATATAATATAATATTATATTATATATGGAACATCTTAAAGAGATCGAAAATAATTATTATAAAAAAAAACAATCCGCCAGGCAAAAAAACTCTACTCAGAGTATAATAGAAAAAGAAATAATTAAAAAAAAGGGAAGTGATGTATTAGTTTGTAATATTTGTGGAGAAAAATATCAAAGATGGAGTAAATTTAACCATGATAAAAATAAATTTCATAAGAAAATTAAAGAATATCGTATAAAATATAACTTATTTGATTAACCTTCATATTATTAATTTCTAATTTATTGGTATGATATTATATGTATTCTTCACTTGAGGCAGATCTAGAACAGTATTTAAAAAGTTTGGGTATAATTTATGATGAACCTGGAGCTATTATTGAGCATGTTAAGTCTGTTGGTTTCAATAGTCCAGAAGAATTTTATGATTATATTATGAGTGTTGGTTATGATAGATATCTAAATTCTTTTGCCACTCTAGAAAAATATTATGATGATAATGGAATAGAAAGAAAATATGAATTTGATACTAATAATCATCAAAAACCTAAAGTAGCTTATTTTAAATGGCTTCAAACAGGTCAAAAATATTATTTTTCACCAGGACATGATATGTCTGAAAGGGATGCATTAAAAAATGCGATATTTTATATTGGAGCAGATTATTTTAATGAGACACCTAGTAATATTAATAATAATGGTGGTCAAAGAAAATTACCGCCTCTTTCTGCTACTGATTTAGGAAGAGATTTATGGAATCGCGGTATTGCTCATATTGGATTATATTTTAATAGTAATGGTAGAGAAATACCAATTTTATATCATAATAAACATACTAGCACTAGGAATAATTATTTAGGGGATATTCTTGGTTCTCTTGATATTATTTATGATTCTCCTAAAAAAAATTACCCGATTCCGTAAATAGTGTATGGTTTAGAAATGGTAAACATGGTATAAATCACATATTTCCTATTGGTGATAGAGCTTCTCAAGTACAAGCTTTAAATAAAGTTTTTAAAGAAATTGGAGATAAAGAAATGGAAAAAGAAGATAAGCGTAAGAATAAATCTAGCAAATTAGGAGAAATAATAAAAGTAATTGGTAAAGAAGCTCTAAAAAACTCTAAAGGAAATCGTAAAAAACCTAATCATAAAAAACCTAAGCAAAGTTTTTCTGCTGAAAATTCATCTGATGAAGAACCAGAAGTTCGCAATGTCCTTTATATACCTCCAGATGAGCCTGTAGAATATGGTTTTAATCTTCCAACAGAAAAAGATATTGTTAATATTGATTATAGATTACCCCCTGAAGATATAATATATTCACCTCCCGATTTACCTCCTTATGAAGTAGAAATAGAAGATATACAAACATGGCCTATTGATGATCCTAATATTGAAGATCCTATTTTTGAAGAAGGAGAGGGATATTATGGTGCTGACGAAGTTGCTGAAAATGAAACTGCAACTAGAAGTAATTTGAAAGATAAAGCGTATAAAGAACGGTATGATGCTGAAATGAATAAGGATCTAGAAACTTCTAAACTTATGTATGCTCTACGAAAAAAAGCTCTAGGACCAGCAAATCTAATCAATAATCAACCTTTAGTATACTATAATAATCATGCAATGAATTTCAATTATCCATATATTGATCAGTTATTACATTATGAAAAGACACTCACGGAATTACCACAAAATAGAATTAAAAATATTCTATTAAATAATCCTTATTCACATATTGGTGGAGCTAATATTTCTGATTTACAGGAGACAGATAATCTTCCGAATGAAATTCATGACATATTACAATATAAAATAAATTCTCGTAGTTATGGATACGTAAATAGTGATTGTGGTTGTTAATTATAATAATTTATTAAATTATTATAATGGATTGGTTCACAACTTATCAAATAATGAATGCTAATAATATTTATAACTTCTTGATTGATATTCTTAATAAAGCTGATTCTTCTACAAGAATAGAAATACTAAAATCAATAAAAATACAAATCGGGTTAACATTTTATAATAATTTTAGGATGTATATTTTTAAAAAAATTCCAGATTCTAGTTTACTTGCATTATTTTACCCATAATTAAGATGTCACGGGGTCGTGATTAACGTCATTTTTATTAACATAATCTTCCCATTCTTTTACTGGATTACCGCTAGCATGAATTGATAAATTTAGTTTATAGCCCATCCATTTATTTATGACTTCCCTAATTTTTGCTATATCTAATTTATACATACCTAAATGAGTTATTTGGACTGTTCCATGAACATGAAAACGATGTTGTGCATCACCTATTTCATATTTATTATTGAATTTAATATCTTTTATGGGTCCTTCTCCAACTAAATATTTTTTAATATTTTTTGAAAATATGTAATCTACTAATTTTTGAAATTTACTGATGTCAGTATTAGATAATTTTGAATAGTCTTTTAATGTATTTATTGATATTTTAAATACAGAATATTTATTTTTTGGAGGATTTATTTTATTTGTTTTCTTATGCTTTGGTGTTTTTTCTATTTTTTCTAAAAATGCAGTTTTTCCTTCATTTTTTTTTAACAAATTGTTTATGTCTAGAACAATAATATTTACTATAAATTTTAGTTGTCCCAACATTTAGACATCTTGCACCTTTATTCTTTCCATGTATATTTTTATATGCACACCTATTCTTAGTTTTATTAGGAGTTTTCGGAGCTTTCGGCATAGTTTTCTAATATAATATATTTTTATTATTATATGGCAGAAATAAACATAGATGATGAAATTAAATGTATTAGTGAGATGCCAGAAATTGATTTATTTGATGATAAGGCTGAATTAATAGAAGATTTTAATGAAAAATTAGAAGAACCTATTTTAGATAATGATCTAGTTATTAAGGATGAGTCTGCCCACGGGGTACTTGAAGATCAACTTATGGAAGAAGAAAATGAAAATGAAAATGAAAATGAAAAGGAAAATTTATTTGATAAATTTAGTAAGCCAAACCTTGATTTGGTAACCAAAGTGGGCTTAACCCCACGGGGTGAAAATGTTCTTTATTCTAATAAGCATGTCGCTAATAGTCATATTATAAAATATATTAATAAGAGAATCAAATTATTGGAGAAAATTATGATGACTATTTCTGTTAATGATGCATCTTTAGATAATTCTGATAATGAAATACTTGAAAAAACTAATAAATATATAACACTAAAAAATAATTTGATTGATCTTATTAGGAATAAAATTTAATAAATATTTCCTTGTGTGTGGGTATAGGCTTATGGCTAAGGTTAGTAAGAAGACTAAATTATCTGATGATGAAATGAAACTAAATGAGATGCTAGAAGAAATAGATTTTAATATTGAGAAAGGAAAAAAATTATTTAATAGATTGAGAAGTATAAAATCAGCTACTAAGAAAAAAAGCTATTAAAGCTAAAATGAGTGAGTATACTGCTAAAAATAAAAAACTTCTGATTGAATTTAATAAACTAAAACGAAGGCTAAATAAAAAAAAATGTTGCTGATTCTAAGGTAAAAGGAAAAAGAGAGCCTTCATCATTTAATATAGATGTTCGTAATTATATGGCTAAGCACAATGTTACAATGATTGTGGCTTCTAAGGCAGTTTCTAAATGTAGAAAAGCTGCACTTAAAAAATGTACTAAAGCGGCTGTTAAAAAATGTAAACCTACAGCTGATACAGATTCAGAAAAATCAAACACGGGGTAAGCAAAAAACAAGTGGTGCCGGAAAACGGACACTTGAAAAAAAGCTGCTACCGGAAAATGGGCAACGGAAGTGGCTAAGTTCATGGGACGGAAAATGGATACATGACTTATTTGAAATAGCTTAAAGGAATAAAAATATTTATAAAATGGCTTAAAGAAATAGTGATTACTATAAATTAATGGAATGGTGAAATTTAATTTTTTCATATTCCATTGCCATTGAATTACTCCTGCGATGTGGAGGTGTAATTGGTATTCGAGGGGCACCCAGACATACGAATATGATGTACTGCCTTGAATTTCAATATAACTGCTATCAGAAAATTGATTTCAGATATGTTTATAATGGCGCTTTTATTGAGGCCTCTTTATCTTTCCCTTTGGGATTTATTAAATGCTTCATCTTAGCAATTGAGATACTAGCTTTTATTGAAGACTGCTTATTATAAGTACTTCATCTTAGCGAAACGAGATATTTTGCCAACTGGCAATCAGTTCAAGTAATTGCTCCCCACGATTAATAACAGTGTATACTTAAATGTATAACGAAGCGATATTTAATTTATAAGGGTTGATTTATATTAAAATCAATCTATTGAGCTGAGAATTGATTATTTTATAAATTATTAATTTATAAAATATAGTGTTTTAATAGGGAATATAGGAGATCTCTAATATAGTTACTCAATCCATCGTTATTATATATGTGTATAGCTTACTAGCTATATACATATGTTTGTCATTATTAATGACATTAATAAAAGTATAATTATTAATCTAAATTATCATCATCCATATTAATATCAGCTGGATCAGGATCTTTTCCTACAAATTCAATATTTCTAAAAATAACATAGCCTCTCATAATGGAAGGTTTTATTCCTTTACTCTCCAAAATTGATTTAAAAACTCTTTGATTAATATTCTTTGAATTGCCTCCATAAAAATTTTTGAAAGCAGAATACAATTCAGATGACTTAATAAATTTCTTTTCATCATTGATTTTTTTTTTTTACTCTTTCTTCTAAGAATGGAGTAATCGGATCATTAGATATAATGAGCATTTGGGTTTGTTCTTTAACATTTTTTGGCATTTTTATTTTATTCTTATTTTTCTTCATTTTATTATATATCTCCATTAATATATGGAAAAACGCAATTTTATATTCATATTTATTAATTTTATCCTTTAAGGTGTCATCAATTTGTTTTTCGTTTTCAGATGTAGGATTCTCAACAAAAGAATATGGAAACTCTTGTACTCTCATTCTACGAACCATTGATTGACCTTTAGCTTCCATCAATAATAAATCATGATTAGTCTGTATAATTAATCTAAACTTAGGAATATATTGGAAGATATGTCCATATAATGCTCGACAAATAATCGGATCTTTACCTGACCACTGTTTAAGTTTATTAGTCTTCAAAACTGTATCTGAATCTGGTTCAGTAGTTATTACAATTCTACAATTCTTTTTTGTTGCCATAGCTTCATCTGGTGCATTTGCATGTACTCCGTGCTTTGTCTTGTTAAGATATTCAATATCTAGTTCATCATAATATGGCCCAAATGTAAGAGCTATAATATCTCTTAATAAACCCTTACCATTTCCACCACAGCCTTTCCAAATATAGAATTCTTCAGCTCCTCCTTTTGCTACTAAAGATTGAGCTATTTTACTAATAAGATATGTATAATCTTTTTCTGTAGGTTGCATTGTTTTTATAATTTTAATCAGATGATTCTTAGCTTTCTTTATTTTCTTAGTTAATTCAGAATAGTTATATCCGCAAGTTGTAGTAATATATTCTTCTGGTTTAGGTAATCTGAAACAATCATTTTCAAAATCATATACACCATTAGTAAAAGCAAATAGCATATTGTTAATATTATCAAATTTTTCAAATATTCCCTCCTTTTTATATAGTAGCGTCAAAGAATCTATTATATTAGTTCTAGGTTTACTCATAGATAAATATCTTATATTTTTGGCATGTATCTTAGCTAGTCTAGACTTATCCTCAAGAGATAATTTAGTGTTCTTAGTGTAATCAAAATACATATTTTCAATAAGTTTAGGCATTATTCTCATTAGATCATATTTTAAGTCACATGCATGTGTATCTTTTTTCCATATATTAAATTCATTTAGCACATAACATACATCTTTCTTCTCAGTATCTGGATCATAGATATATGAATCAGGTTTTTCAAGATAAAATATATCAGCAGCCAAGGTATCATTTATGCTCTCATTCATAGATTTAAATAGTAATGCTTTTTGATCATTTAATATTGCTTTTTTGTACATATCTAAATTATCTTGTTTAGCCATCATTCTTAGAGTCCCTATTGTAAGTGGTTTCTTTGAAGTCTTTTTAATAGAATTCCATACTCTTATACAATCTTTTTTACTATCATATTTCTTTGATTTCTTTGAATATGTATGAAATAATTCAAATGTACCTTTTTCATTCTTTATTATTGTTGCCAATTTCACCCAGTCAGTCCTATCATCCCAGCGTTTTATTGATAGACATTTTAAATAAACTTCCAGTCTCTTATCTTCTGAATCTAAATCTTCTACTATTTCATCTTCATCTGATAATGTTATCTTTTCATCATCAAGTAAGCCAAACCTTGGTTTGGCAACCAAAGTGGGCTTAGCCCCACGGGGTTCTTCTTCATTAACTTCTTCATTAACTTCTTCATTAACTTCCTTCTCTAATACTTCATTTCTATATAGTAAAATATGTGGTTTTATGGTTACCCCTTCTTCTGACTTTATTGTTTTCATTAAAAAATTAAATAAATGGTCAGGTAAATAAACTGGTTTTTGCTTTGACACTATTTTGTAACGCCAAAGTCTTTTATCAGCTTCGAAATATCCTGGACCAAAAAATATTTGATTATGGTATTTAATATCAAAACCTTCAATCCCACATGCATTTGTGGCTTGACAAAATTGGTTTTCAGTAAAATCACCTATTTCTTTTGATTGGTCTTCAGTAATATAATAATAATAATGAAATCCATGATTCATTGTTTGAATAACTAATGTTGGATCATCATCAACAATCATATCTTGAAATAATTTAATTGTGTCTCCTTTATTATCAATATCAAAACCAATAAGACAATTATAACGTGGACCCAATGGTATCATACAATTGGTGTAATTACTATTTCTTATTGTGCTCGTACAATCATTTTTTCCACATCTTTTAAATTTGGGATTGAAATCTTTCTTTAATCGATCTGGATAATCAGGATCATATATGATCTTACCATCTTTTTTCTTTGCATATAGTTGTGTGGCAATATGGATAATATTGTTTTCATCTAGCCAGTCAAGATCATTTTTGAATCTTGAAACAATTTTATTAAAATTTTCTTGATTTGTTTTTTTCATTGTAGTTTATTTGTTTCTAATATATTATATTAAATATTTTTTAAGCCATTTTTTAGGAATTTTTAAAATATATATCCGTAAAATATTTACTACAATACTACTCTAATAATAGTTAAAATAGTAAAAAATAGTAATAGTTAAGGTATGTTTAAAGTGATAAAAAAGGATAAGCTAGGGGTGTCAAAGGGTATAGGTAAAAAACAGCAGAAAAGTGATAAAAAAGGATAAGCTAGGGGGTGTCAAAGGGTGTA